ATACTGTTTTTTCTTGAATGGTCCACTGATTTAGACCTCTGTTGGCCCATTCAGCTAACATCAAATTTAAACTTCTATTAGCGCTTTTAAGGTCATAACCTGTACGCAATTCTAAACCGCAACGCTCAAAAGCCTCTTCTATGTATTCAGCTACGTCTGGCTCAAAATTTTTACTGCTAGATGTTGCCATTAATCCTCCGTGTCGTTATACAAGTTATCAAAAACTCGATTTACGTCTAAGGTATAGTCTAAATCAGATTTAGAATAATGTATATGAGCAGAAGGTCGGAAGTCGGGTGCACCCTCTCCATGAGTGAACCAAGCTGGATGTGTAACTCGGACACGATTATTAGGCAAAGCCACTATGTTTCCTGTCCATTCACCAGCATCTAAAAGCTCCATAACGTGACTTTGTTTGTGTTGTGCTGGATCATCTGCAATCTCACTTTCAGTGTAATCAACCGTAAACATGTATTTAGCTGGGAAAAACTCGCCGTCAATCTTCGCTATCCAGGGACAAGGCGTTGCCCTATCAATTACATAAACCGCATGATGATGGGATGAACAATCCCAGGGTTGTGCATCATGCACGGCCATAGGTTCTGGCCACTCTTCAAAAACCGTGTCACCGACTAAAGCTGTAATCGGCATCCTGGCCCACATAGCACCACCATGAACCGTATCTTCTGGTTCGCCATCTGGAGCTATGCCTGTAAAAATAACCTGGAAACTTAGACATCTACATGGCATTGATGTAACACCAACGGCCATCGCATGTAAAAACTCGCCATGATATGCCTCATGGTTATGAGTGTATTCTTTTCTTACCCAACACTTGAAGTAAGGGATATTTGAATGTAAGTACGCCACAATACTTTAATGTAAAACTATTTTCTGCCGTAAAGGCCCATGTTTTTCTTGCCATTCATTCTTTTTTTGCCGCCCATGGCACCACCTTTAGACATCATTTTGCCGCCTTTACGCATACCTTTGGCCATCATTTTGCCGCCTTTTTTCATGCCTTTGGCTTTTACTTTGCCTCCGACTTTGTAGCCTTTAGATTTCATCTTGCCACCTTTTTTCATGCCTTTGGCCTTCATTTTGCCTTTCATAATTACTCCTATGATCTGCCGAATAAACCCATATTCGACTTATTTGAAATTATACCGCCTTTTGCGGCAAAAGTTTTAACATTTGTAGGTTTGCCGCCTACGCCTTGTTTTTTAGCACGTTTTCTTCTAACCGCTGATTTTATCTCTGATTTAGACATGCTTTTAGCTTTGGATCTGGGGACACATTTAGGATATTTTCTTTTGGATCCTTTTGTTGAGGCCCGTCCACATGCTTGAAATTTACCGTCTTTTTTTGGTGCGCCAATATCTACCCAATCACCTTTGGGGCCTTTACCAAACCATTCTTTTAAAGACATTATTTTTTCCTGGTTTTCCTTATTTGTTCTTTGCCTCTTTTAAAAACATTAGCTATGCCTGTTTTACCCATAACCTTGGCCCTTTGCTCGCCTACAGTTAATATTTGTATTTTTCTAGCAAAGGGTTTTTTTATTCTTTTAACTTTATTAACCGTGGCTGTTGCATCTGCCATGGTCTTAAATTTAATACTTACGGTATCTTTTGGGTTTTCGTCTGTGTATAAACGTCTACCAGATCCTTTTGGTTTTTTACCAGTGCCAACCTTTGGATCTCTTTTCTTTTTGGATCCTTTGCTTACAGATTTGCCAATGCTACTTCTGCTTATGGCCATAATTTTAACTTCTAGGCACTTTTGTAGGTTTGCGTTTGCTATTCATAATTGCGCCACAACCTCTAGCTTGAACCATTACAGCACCGCCGTTTTTCATAAATCCCATTTTGTTACGGACCTTAGTCGGCAGTTTACCCAGGCCTTTGTTGCCAGCTGGTATTGGTTTTAAGTTTTTATTACTCACTTCGCCTCCTTCTGCTTTTTTAGCGCCTTTATATCCGCCGCCTCTTTTTTTATAAGTTCTTACTAACCAGGCATTGGCATAAGCAGACGGATAAACGTCAAACTTTCTTTTGGCCTCGGCTTTAACCCGTGAATACAAGGCAGGCTTGGTTACGTTGCTTGGTGTTTTAGATTTTGCACTCCCGCCCTTGCCAAATTTTATAGTTTTGAGGGTCTTAGCCTGTTGTGCATGTGTTTTACTGGCTTTTTCTAGGCCTTTAATTACTTTATTTACTTTTCTTTTTGTCATAATTATTACCAGTTTTTACAAGACCAATATCCAGCAGTAAAGACATCTTTCTTTTTTTGAACGGCATCACAATTATGCCTGGCCCGAAAAGACTTACGCCTTGCTGGTTGATCTTTTTTAATTGACATTTTGGGATCGCCGTATCTTACGATCTTAATTTGATCGCCTTTTTTGGCTAATACAGCAAACTTTTTGTTGGCTCCAGGTGTTCTTTTTTGTTTGTTAAAACCAGGAAAAGACTCGCCGCGGTAGGAAAGCCTACCGCTAGCTGATCTTTTGACATCTTTGGTCGTTGCCATAGATTAGTCGTATTTCTTGATTAACTCCAAAACAATCATGTAACTGTCGCCACTAGAATGGCCAGTAGTGGTAAAATCGAGATCTCCCGTTTTACCAGAACCAGCATTATTTGGAATCGCGGTGAATGTATCGTAATATTCATCGCCAGTTGAATCGGCTGGTAAACCAATAGCTAATACGTTTGTGCTAGCATCAAAATCAATTTTTACCGACATGCCTACACAAGACCACCATATTCTTTGAATATGGACTTCTGTGCATGCTTGCCCGCTTGAATTAGATCCTAAAGCAGATACGTCTACTTTCTTTACAGCAGATTCACCCGTGCCGTCTGATACGTTAGTGAACCGCAAAACAGCAGTTCTTTCACCATCTTGAATGGTTTGAGAGGTTACTGCGTCTGCCATTTTATCTCTCTACGATAACTGTAATGTAATCGATAGTCATGGTTTTGGCCGCGGCCGCACCGTTTTGAATACCGAATGAAACAGTTAATTCTTCGTCGTCTGGTAGATTTGTGTTTACAACACCTACTGGCTCTGCGTTGTTTACTGAGTAATAAACCAATGAAGAAATTGGATCTATGTACCATGCAACAGTTACAAAAGTATCGTCTGCCATTGTATGAATCGCAGTTGTGTCTGTTGATGTGCTGTCTTTTTCAACGATAAAGTCAAGGTTTGTATCGCCGTCGTCTTTTATAAAGAAAACACCGTCTGAAACCGCTAACGGAGTAGTATCGGTGATTTGTAGGCCCATGACAAAGTCAGATTGAGTCGCATCGCTTACTTTAAATCTAGCTGAGAAATAAGCTCTTTTGCTAGAACTTAGTTTAAATGACTCGCCTTTTAAGTTAAAAAAGTCAGCGTCGTTATCGCCAGCCGCGTTAGTAATCAAAAATTGACCACCAGCACCAGAGGTCATTGCCTCAGTTGCGGATCCCGTGCCATCCTCGGTTGTTGTGATTGTCCAATCACCACTGTTGTAGGTCATAAAATCATTGAAATAACCATAGTGTGTTTGGTCAGAAGGTAAAGGCATAAACATCGGTTGATCTTTTTTTGCCTTGGTTGCAACGGTGTTACCCGCCCATTGTATTTGGTTTTGAAAATGTGGATTAGCCATTATGAACTCCTTTGTTTGTATTAATGGAAAGCGGCAAGCCGCCCCTCATCAAGCTAATTAATTATTGTTAATTAGATACTACACTCAAGGAATTACTTTAGCAAGTGGAGTGAGTCTAAAATATCAAGCGTATCTTGCGGATCTTGGTGCAAGATGCCCGTGCCGCCAGCCTCCTCCCAATGCTCAATATTAGATTTTTTATCATCAACCAAAATATGATTAGGTCTGGCAAATATTTTTT